AGAAAAGATATATCCTAATGAAGTATTAGATGAAATCGCTGATAGATTTTGGGAGGATTGCTAATGAGTCAGTATGACGATATAGTACAAAAACGAAGAATTTTTCTTGCTGCAGAAGAGTGGGGAAACAAAATATCCCAGCACTACTGTTGCAAGGGAGATATAGGAGACTTAGGTTTTGGTATGGGGTACTTTGTATACTATAATAATGGTGCAGTACATAAACTAAGTGGTAAAAGAATATCTATAGTACAAGCACCAATGTCTATAGAAGAAGTAATGGATGCTTACGAGAGGAAAGAGTCATGAATGATAAAGAGTTAGAGTTCTATGGCTGGGAACAGCAGTATGGAACTGAAGAAGCAATAAGAATAGCAGCTGAAGAGTGGGGTTCTAGTGAGAACCAAGTAAAAATACTAGTAAATAGTTGGGAGGACTTAACAAAATGGCACTAAACTATACACAAGACCAAGTAGAGTATATAACTAACCAATATAGACTCAAACCTGATAGAGATACAGTAGAAAAACTATCAAAAGAACTCAATAAGAGTATAAAATCTATCATAGGAAAACTATCGAGAGAAGGAGTGTACAAGAAAACTGAGTACACAACCAAAACGGGTGAAAAGCCAGTCACCAAACTAGAAATAGTACAAGAACTAGCAGAAAGACTAGAATTAGAAATATGGCAACTAGCAGGGTTAGAAAAAGCACCCAAATCAACACTCAAAGCATTAAAGGAGAACATATGAGAGTAGCAAAAATACTAGATTCAACATTAACAGATAAGCATGGTAAGTATGCAGAGGTGCTGGGTCTTATCGACAGTCCCAGCGGGGTTCAGGCAAGGCTAAAGTTCGGAGATGACCACAGAACCACAGTCTCAGTGAGAAAACTAAGAATGATACAACCTGAAGGCGTACCTAGAAGTAAAGATGGTTGGTTTTAACTAGGGGAAATTAATCCAAACAAGGGGCTTTACGTCCCTTTTTTATTGTCTTAAAAATTTTCGGTTGGCACAAGTTATGAGAAGTCAAGATGTACTTGTAGTAATTGGTGTTTAGTGTGGGTGTTATTAAGCTCTTGAGTTGAGCTTAGTCGATACTTGGTTGTATCTTGTTGATGTGTTTATACAATTAACACTCTATCTTTGTCCTAGATTAGATGTTCCGCTTTCACTCTCGCTTCGCTTCGTTCTAGCGTCATTCATCAGTTAGGACTAACGAGTGTAATCGGTAGTTCGTATTGACTATATATCAAATTATGTATTTATTTTATCACACTTTTCAACAGAATGCAAGTACTGTTTTTCTCAGGGGTATGGTTTGATGGGTTGGGGTAAGTTTCGGTATCAGTAAAATATTTTATTCTATGAAAGATAGTTGAGTTCTGATACGATTTTGAATGAGGAATTTTGTTTTCTACCTATGACGCGCTGACAATCTCTTTCTTGTTTCGAGTTCCAATGCCTTTCGTTTGTCCAATTCTCGTGAACGCTTCCTATAGTTATTCGCTTGATTTCTTTTAGCATTGGGTTTTTCATAGTGCTGAAGCTCTCGACATCTCTCTTTGATTTCGGCTCTCATGCACTTCTTTCGGAAAATTCTAAGTCCTTTCTCGAAGGACATTCCTTTTAGATTAACACTTGGCATCTGCTCTCCTGTGAAAACTAAAACCTCTTCGCCTTAGGTAGTATACTTTACTGACGATACTATCTTCAGTGCGTTGTAGTTTCTTTGCGAGTTCATCTATCGGCATTACATTGTAGTGCCTCTTTAGATAATCCAATTGCTCTGTTGTCCATTTGTTCATATTGATATTATACTCGAATTTTAACCGAATGTCAAGAACTATTTTTAAGTGCCTTGAACGCTTTCATAGAAAAGTTCTTCACTAGCAGTTGTCCCTTTGTCTTGCTGAAATGCTCGAGTAAGTAATCGAGCAGAACTTTGCTCTCAATGTATGCGACTTCTTCGACTGTCACACCAATGACTCGAGCGCAGTATGCTCCTTCCCACTTAGATACTTTAGTACGAATTTTATCTTGCCACTCCATGCCGTTCTGCATCTGTCTTGTGCCAAAGTTAAAATTAAATTGGTCAGTATGACTAATTTTGTATTCATACTCTAGCTCTCCGAAGTATGCATCAGCATTTTTATCTCCATCTACGAGTGTATGACCGAGATGATTTGCGAGTGCAAGTTCTCCAATGCCTCCTTTTGTAAGTTCGACTCCTTCAGGAAGTTCTGAAAATGCTTTGTCTAAATATTCTATTGCTTTTTTATATTTCATACAGATATTATACTAAATTCACAAGGAAGTGTCAAGTACTATTTTCAGCAATGGTATAGATTTACCTTGACATGAGGTTTCACTGTTGCTATAATATACAAATGATAAATAATGAAATAAGTGAAATAATCTTTTTAATCATGTGCGTAGGTGCTGCATACACAATAGGTAAGCAAATCGGAATACAAAGCACAGTAGACTATTTAGAGGAGAAGGGACTCATAGAGTTTGATGACTCTGAAAAATAGTTCTTGACATCAAGGTTAAAATTTGATATAATTATTCTGTAAGTCATAGTTTTGGCTTACGTATTGGTGCGTCTACCGTAAGGGGACGTGAATATTTACTGAAAAGGAATTATGGAGATAAAAAATGAGTATAGATTTAAGTAAATTTTGGCTTGGATTGGATATGCCCACATTACCGTCTTACACGGAAAGTGGATATCCTAGATATAACTTAATAGCAGGGGACAACAACTATCGTATAGAAGTTGCAGTGCCCGGTTGGAAGAAAGAAGAACTGGAGATTGTCTTTGATAACAAAGAACTCCACATAAAGGGTAAAAAAGACACAAAACTAGGTGATGATGAGCAGTTCGTTCATCAGGGTCTTAGTCTGAAATCTTTTGAACGAAGATTTATTCTAAACGCCGACCTGTTAGTAGATAAGGTAAATCTACAAGACGGATTACTGACAATCAACTTATCACGAACTCCAGATTCTAAGAGGAAAATCTTGGAGATAAACTAAAATGAAAGCAATAGCTTCAAAAGTTCGTGATAGTATATGTGAGAACGGAGAGTTCTGCAACATAGTGGCTAATTATACATTAGTCATAGCCTTTGGTGGCATTATGGTACAGAGTGTTCAGACACTTGCATAACCTGTCAGACTGCATTCGGGGAGTTTTCGGACTCCCCAATCTTATAAGGAAACAAATGAAAATATCAGAACAAGGATTAGAATTAATTAAACACTTTGAAGGGTGTGAACTTGAAGCATATAAATGTGCTGCAGGTGTATGGACTATAGGTTATGGTCATATAAAAACTGCTGTAGAAGGCAAAGTTATTACACAAGAAGAAGCAGATAATTTGTTAGTAGAAGAAATTATAGAGTACGAAGACTATGTTAGAGCAGCTGTCAAAGTACCATTAAAACAGTATCAATTTGACGCACTAGTCAGTTGGACATTCAACTTAGGCAATGGTAATCTAAACGCTTCAACTATGCTAAAAGTACTAAATCGAGAAGAATACGAGGGAGTACCAGCGCAAATGGCAAGATGGAATAAAGCAGGTGGCAAGGTCTTAGAAGGACTCATTCGCCGTAGAGAAGCAGAGGGTCTTCTGTTTGAAAATAAGAAATGGACATAAAAGAAATTTGGTTAAAAATACTTAGTTATTTCTCGACAAGATATAAGCTAACTGTTAGTTATAATGCCGTATATGGTGACGCTGATGATACAACTTATATAGTTCGTAAATTTTTGAAAAAACAACCTAAATACCTAAAGTTCCTCAATGAGGACAAGGAAGTAGTAGAGATTCGAGGCGCAGAAGGTCTTAACTACAAGATAGAAGAATTATGATAGAAAAACTCAAACTCAAACACATGAAGTTTATAAACGAATTTAAAATTAGATATGAATTAAGTTTATATCAAATGTATTGGATATCCTTTGTTGAAGGATTATTAATAGGAGTGGTACTATGTATCAGTTTCTCCTAGCAATTATACTAGCCTTAGGGTTAAGTACCTATTGGTTATGGAATGAGAACGCCACACTTACACAAAACAACGCAAAACTAGAGAGTGCCGTACAGCTTCAGGAAGAAGCAATCTCATCTTTACAAAACGACTTTACCCTACAAACAGGTAAACTCAACGAATTACAACTAAAAAGTCAAGAAGCGCAGAAAGAAATGAATCGTTATCTTGATATATTTAAAAGGCATAGTTTAACGAAACTAGCCGCAGCAAAGCCTGGGTTAATAGAACCTAGAGTAAACAAAGCAACAAAAGAGGTATTTGATGGAATCGAACAAGACAGTCGGGATATTGACGCTGCTGATGATGGTATCATCGTGCAGCCTACTGCCAACCAAGACATTAGAGGTTAGTGC